CATGGGCACAGTATCTATTTAAAGACGGATCTATGATCGGGCTCAACGCGAGATTACTATCTGACTATATAGAATGGATCGGATGTAAAAGAATGAGATCAATAGGGTTACATTGTCCATATACCGTAACACAGATGAACCCATTACCGTGGACAGAGAAATGGATTGGTGGTGGTAATGTACAGGTCGCTCCTCAAGAAACAGAGATCACTTCTTATGTAACTGGTGGTGTAAAACAAGATGTAACAACCGAAACAATGGCAGGATTAAGTTTATGATTATAGAAATTTACAGTAAAGACCAATGTCCATATTGTGACATGGCAGTAAGAAAAGCCCAAGCCATGATTCAGGAAACATCTGAACATACATATTCGGTTAAGAAACTCGGAGTTGATTTTGGTAGAGAGGAGATGTTAGAAACATTCCCAACAGCAAGAACATTTCCTCAAATTAAAATAGACGGACAACCAATTGGTGGATGGGCCGAGTTTAAAGAAATATAAGGATAACATATGCTGCAAGAAATTGATTGCCAATTTTGTTATAAATTATCTTCTATAAATATAGAAGACGAATGGGATACAGACGACAGATTCTGTCCTAATTGTGGTACGCAAGTAGAGATAGATGCTATTCCACGATATAACAATGAGGCTCTAATCCTAGATTATGCCCAAGAAGACTACGAGGAGTAACCCACCATGGCTCTTTCAAGGAGTAGAATGGCAGCCGCCAGAGGAATTCAGTCACGAAGACGTGTACGGTTTTGTTTACCTGATAACGAACCTGACCACACAAAGGAAATACGTTGGAAAAAAATTCTTTTGGAGTCAGAAGACCCTACCCATAACAAAGACTCGGAAAAGACGCAAGAAGCTTAAAGTAGAATCAGATTGGAGAAGCTATTGGGGTTCTAATAATCACCTTATGGCAGAGATAGAGGAAAGTGGCACATCTGGCTTCCAGAGAGAGATACTTCACTTATGTAAGACCAAAGGTGATTGTGCATATATGGAAGCTAAAGAACAGTTTGATAGGGACGTGTTACTCACAGAAGACTACTATAATGGTATCATTCAGATACGACTTGGTGGTAATGCTGTAAAAAACTTAAAATAAAGGTTTACTTTTATGTTAAAGTGTAGTATAATATATCTATTATGAACAATATAATACCATTTCCAACCGAAAGGCGACAAGATCAGATAGAGTCCGAAAGGAACTGGGCCTACGAAAACTTCACAGAAGAATGCGTAGACACCTCTCAATTTGTTCTTATGATGCTCGAAGATTACTTTGCGTCAGAAGATTCTGCTTTAGATGAAATGGATTTTAGGGATCCAGAGAATGAAGAATCACGTGATATGTATGTGATTGTAAATCTTATATCCTCAATGTTTATGAGATACGGTGGCATCAAGCACTTCCTACAAGAAGACTTAGATGCTCTTTATAATAAAATAGAAGCGAATAAAAATGATATTACTTGATTATAGTCAGATCGCACTTTCAAACATCATAGTGCAAAAATTAAATGATGAAAATATGATACGTCATATGGTACTCAACAGTATTCGTATGTACAATAAAAGGTATCGAAAAGAATATGGTCAGATGGTTATCTGTGCAGATGGTATGAATACTTGGAGACGTCAGTATTTTCCCGAATATAAGGGAATGCGTAGGAAAGGTAAAGAAGAATCCACTATGGATTGGAACGAGATATTCCGTATCGTAAATTTAATCCGTGAAGAGATACAAGAAAATCTACCATACAAAGTATTGCATATGGAAGGTTGTGAAGCGGATGATATTATCGGTGCACTAGCTATACGTACCCAAGAATTCGGACAAGGTGAACCAGTGATGATAGTATCTTCCGATAAAGATTTTATTCAATTACAAAAATATAATAACGTAAAACAATGGTCGCCTATCCAAAAGAAAGCAGTCACAGATAAGAGCCCAAGAAACTATTTGTTCAATCACATCATGAGAGGTGATGCTGGAGATGGAATTCCTAATGTCCTATCTAAGGATGATACATTTATGTCAGGTGGTAAACAAACTCCACTAAGACAAACAAGGATTGATGAGTGGTTAGAGAACAGTGATGACCTTAAAGCCGCTATGCCCGAGGATTTGTATCGTAACTATCAAAGGAATAAGACCTTAATTGACTTAAATGAAATTCCACAACACATACAAGAATCCATTATAAATAAATATGACGATCAAAAACTACCCATGAAAATGAAAGTATTAAATTATTTGATTAAAAAGAGATGTACTAACCTGATTGAATGCGTGGAGGAATTTTATAATGCGTAATTATCTAATATCGGATGTCCTAGAAGGACAAGCCAAACTAACAACCAAGGTGGATAAGATTGCTTATCTACGAAAAATGAATTCTGCACCACTTAGAGACATTCTAAGAATCAACTTTGATGATGATATTATCTCTATGTTGCCGCCCGGTGCCCCTCCGTACAAGAAAGATGATATGCCAGACGGCATGAACTATGCTACTCTTCAAAACCAGTATAGAAAATTTAAATATTTCTTTAAAGGCCAATACACAGATATGAATCCTATTAAACGCGAAAGTATGTTTTTAGAGATTCTGGAATCTATTCACCCATCAGATGCTCAAGTATTCATTGATGCTAAAGATAAAAACCTTAAGTATAAGGGGTTAACTAAGAAACTGGTTATGGATGCATTCCCTAACTTAATCCGTCAATAACTTAACTAACTTGGAGGACAGCCTATAGATAAACCTTTATGATGATAGCTAATCAATTAACCCATGGAGAAACATTATGCATGTACAAATTGAACGCCTCAAAAAAGATCAAAAAGAGGCAGTATACTATCAGAAGAAACTGAAACGCAAAGGAAAAGAAGTTCTGGCATACAAGATGCAAAAGAAAATAGAATTCCTGAATAGACATATTGAAGATATGAATATGGCGACAGTTAAAGGAGGTTAACAGGGTTACGGCCCTGGTCTACAGGGCCCTAATTACATTATGGTGAAATATACTAAAGAAGAACTTGAAAATTCTAAAAGAATCTTTAAGTCAGCAACACCCAAACATACCCTAGATTGGTACGTCAAATGGGTGGCATCAATACTTGTACTATGTGCAATGTCACTAAGAGGTATCGAAGGTCTACAAATGTATGACTTAGGATTCTCTATAGTCGGTATTACATTGTGGTTATGGGTATCAATTATATGGCAAGATCGAGCTCTCATTATTCTAAATGGTGCTGGACTGTTACTATTACTAAGAAATATATTTACTGCATTAAATGGTTGACAAATCAAACAAACTTTGATATAATATACATTATGAATATTTTTATACTAAATGAAGATCCAATCCAAGCTGCTCAAGACCAGTGTGACAAACACGTAGTTAAGATGATTGTAGAATCAGCTCAAATGTTATCCACTGTCCACCGGATGCTAGACGGTACTATTACCATGCGTCCATCCAAATCAGGCAAAAGAACCCTAAAGTATTACGAACTACAAGACGATAGAGAGGATATCCTTTATAAGGCTGTTCATCATAATCATCCTTGTACTGTATGGTCAAGAGAAAACTGCTGTAATTACAATTGGCACTATGAACATTTTACAGCACTATGTGATGAATATACATATAGGTATGGTAAAATTCATTCAACTGATACTAAACTAAGGACTTTGTTGAAAGAACTACCCAAGGGTATATTACACACCAATTGCAAGTCAGCATTTAAATTGGCCATGGGTTCTAATCCAGAGTGCGTAGTTATTGGTTTAGGTGGCACTGATGTAGTAGAATCATACAGAAACTTTTATCACACTAAACAGGAACGATTTAAAATGGATTGGACTAAACGCAACACACCGGAGTGGTTTACACATGCCTCTATATGATTTTAAAAATTTAAAAACAGGTGAAATATACACCAAGATGATGTCTATTGCTGACATGCAAGAATACGTTAAGGATAAGAATATCCAACAAGTGATGTATGCACCTAACCTAATTAGTGGAGCGAAGAGTACTCTACAAACTGCTGGAGATGGTTGGAAAGAAGTACAGGACAAAATTAAAAAAGGATTACCACCACGACTAAGGGATAACATTAAAACTAAATGAAAGCACAACAACGACCATCTCGACTACGAACTGAGCACCTTGTATCTTTGAGTCCACTTACTAAATCCCAGGAGGCAGTATTTGCATCATGGAAAGACGGATTTAATTTAGTGTTATCTGGATCAGCCGGAACAGGTAAAACTTTCATATCAACATATCTGTCTTTATTGGACATTATGAATAAAGATATGCCACAGGAAAAACTAGTAATAGTAAGATCTGCCGTACCCACAAGGGATATGGGATTCTTACCCGGCACGTTAGAAGAGAAAGAGGATGCTTATAAAGCTCCTTACTATTCTATTCTAAGTCAACTCTTTGGAGATACCGATGCTTGGAAAAAGATTGAAGCTGCTAAGCAGATAGAGTTTTTAACAACATCCTTTATTAGAGGTATTACATTAACTGATTGTACGGTTCTTATTGATGAATCGCAGAATCTTACCTATCACGAACTCTGTTCAGTTATAACACGACTAGGCAATAACACTAGAATTATTCTATGTGGTGATTACTATCAGTCTGATTTTACTAAGACGGGTGACCGAGATGGTTTGCAAAAGTTTACAAAGATTTTAGAGAACATGAAACTCTTTGATCACATTGAATTTACTTGGGAAGATATTGTCAGATCTGGCCTTGTAAGAGATTTTATTATGACAAAGGAATTAGTCGAAAATGGGGAACTTTAAACATGAGAAAATTGATCTGGGGTATGACGACCTCACTGCAGAAACACTACCTTCTGGTAGAACATATTCCGCTCCTAATGGTTGTAATTATCCTTCTATTACTACCGTACTTTCAATATTAAGTAGGGAAGCAATACAAGCTTGGAGAGCACGAGTAGGTCCTGAAGAAGCGAATAAAATATCACGAGTTGCTTCGGGACGTGGTACAGCTGTCCATGATTTATTAGAGAGGTATGTTAATAACGATCCAGACTTTGCAAAGGGAGTGATGCCTCATGTGATGCAATCATTTCATGATGTGAAAGAACAATTGGATACGAGATTAACTACTGTCTATTCACAAGAAGCTCCACTATATTCTGAACACTTAGGATTAGCTGGTAGAGTGGATTGTGTAGGTGTATGGGATGGGAAGAACTCTATTATTGATTATAAAACATCTCGTAAACTTAAAAAGAAAGAATGGATATCCGGTTACTTCATGCAGTGTGCAGCTTATGCTATCATGTGGGAAGAAAGAACTGGAATGCCCATTACACAATTGGTAGCTCTAATTGCAGTAGATGATAATGAGCCGCAAGTCTTTATTGAACATAGAGATAATTGGGTTCAACCATTACTCGATGTAATAGAACAATATACCACGGAACAGAAACGTAAACATATATTTGGAAATTAATAATGAGACGAAAAATTACTTTGGAAGAACAAGCCAAACAACAACTCTCAATATGTTGTGAAACACTATGTGAACGAGCTGTAGTAGAAGAGTATGTCGCCGAACTTGAATGTGAGATTGCCGACTTGAGAAAATATGTAGCTGCCCTTGAAGAAGCAGTACAATAATTAAATAGGAAAAAATATGAGAACTAGAATGATTGAAGCCTTAAGGGCACATTACCAAGGTGAGATTGCTAAGCATAAAATGAATGTAGAAGTATACTTCGGTAACCCAGTGGGTGTCGGAGATCACATTGATATCATGGAGACTATATCTAAGGAGATTGGCCAGATTGCCGAATATGAAGATAAGCTAATGATATTGGATGTGCACTTTATGCCACAGGAAAGAGTAAAAATATAGTAAATAAGTGTTGACACACCCTCTTTTATGTAGTATAATATACCCCTAAAAGAGAGAATTTTATACCCCTCTCTGAGGGGTTTTTATGTGCAAAATAAATGAAAATAAATGAATAAAATGGTTGACAAAAGGGTATAACCATAGTATAATATACCCATGATAAGGAGAAATATGATGAAAGAAAATATAATATTAGTAGACTGCGACGGGGTTCTCTGCGACTGGGAATACTCATTTACGCAGTGGATGCATCATCAAGGCATTCCAACAATGGATCAATCCGAATATGACATAGCCAAAAGATTCGAGTTAGCTAAACCAGAGGCTAAGAAATTAGTCAGACAATTCAATGAGTCGGCAGCAATTGCATTCTTACCACCTTTAAGAGATGCTGTTTATTACATGAAAAGACTTAATATGTTACATGGATATAGATTCCATTGTATTACATCATTAAGTAGTGATAAGTATGCACAAAGATTAAGATATCAGAACCTAGACCTACTATTCGGTAGGGAATTATGGGATGAAGTCATATGTCTACCATGTGGAGCAGACAAGGATGAAGCGTTAGAACCCTACAGAGATTCAGGATGTTTCTGGGTAGAGGACAAGGTTACCAATGCTGAACTAGGACTTACATTAGGACTTAATTCTATTCTAGTAGGTCATACACACAATGCTGACTATAAGGGTGAAGCACCAAGATTTCATAGATGGAAAGAAATCTATAAGCACATTACTGGAGAAGTGTAATGAAACCATGTGAGATAATTCAATTATTAAGAACCGATAACAGTAAGTTATTTAAACTTGATATACTTTCTAAGAATATGGATAACGAAGAGTTTGTCGAAGGCCTTAAATATGCTTTAACTCCGCTGATCACATACGGTACTAAAGATGTACCACCTATTACAGATCACTATCGAGCTTACACTTATAACGAAGAACTTTCACAATCAACATGGCCGAAATTTAAAGAACTACTAGATAAATTAATCAGTAGAGAACTTACCGGTCATGCAGCCAGAGATGCTATTATAGAGATAGAAGAGGGTTGTTGCAGCGATACGTGGAATGATTGGTATAGACCAATTCTTCTTAAAGATTTTAAAGCAGGATTTTCAGAAAGATCCGTTAATAAAGTACAGAAAGGAACTATTCCAGTATTTGGTTGTATGTTGGCCAAAGATGGTAAAGACGGTAAGGGTCTAGTTGGTGAATGCCTTATAGAAAATAAATATGACGGTGTAAGATGTATTGCAATCGTTCAGAATAATACAGCAACACTCTATAGTAGAAACGGTAAAGTGTTTCCTAACTTCCCTCATATAGAAGCGGCATTAAGTAAACCTGAATTTAATAATATGGTTTTTGATGGTGAGATTATGAGTGAGAACTTTCAAGCTCTAATGAAACAAGTATATAGAAAGTCTGATGTACAAACAGAGGATGCCTATCTTGCACTCTTTGATGTACTCGATCTTGCTGAATTTAATGCAGGTAAGGGCGCGCGCACCACGATAGAAAGAAAACAAATACTAGCAGAACTTCCCTTTGATCAGTGTATCAGAAAGGTAGATTTTACAAGAGTTAACCTAGACACAGAAGAAGGTCAGCAGATATTTAAAAATATGAATAAGATTGCTATAGATGAGGGTTATGAAGGCCTTATGGTTAAACCAGTTGAATCCATATATGAATGTAAGAGATCGGCCTCTTGGTTAAAAATCAAACCAATTATTGAAGTTACTTTAACCATTATCGATATAGAAGAAGGTCAAGGAAAGTTTGAAGGAACTACAGGTGCTCTTGTTTGCGAGGGTATTGAGGATGGAGATTTAATTGGAGTCAATGTAGGTTCAGGACTTACTGATGAAATGAGAGAGTCTATCTGGAATAACAGAGACGATGTGATTGGTCAGTTAGTAGAGATAAGAGCAGATGCCATTACTCAGGCAGAGAACGGTGAGTACAGTTTAAGGTTCCCTAGGTTTAAAACATTTAGGGGTTTTGAAATCGGCGAGAAATTATAAATAATATAAAGGAGTAAATTATGGCACAACCAGTAAAATTCATTAATGACGGAAGGTACTACGGAATTCCAAAAGATTCAACAATCGTTTGGAAACCAAAGCACTATGCGGCCGACCACTTTGACTTTGACAAGTTTAGTGAAAGGGTTGCTAAACTAAAAGAAGAAGGTAATAAAAAGGCCTTGGAAACAATGCAAAGAAATGTAGAAAGGGTAATTAAAGATAACCCCGATATGTTTGATGATTTTTTAACAGAACTTTTAAAGTAGGAGAATAGAATGCCAGTTAAATTTAAGCCAAGTTCCCGCACAATGCTAAAAGGAACTAATAAGTATAATACTGAACACTTCTATATGAAGTCTACGCCAACTGCTGAATTACAATCAGCATTAGAGGCTAGTAATACACCCCCAAAAAGAAAGCAGAAGATTAAGAATG